CTGCTAGAGAAAACCGGAGCGAGCTTCCCTGCCACCATGCTCGCCAGTTTTTCGTAATCGATTGCTGCAGGTACGGGCTGCGCTGCGGGTGCCGCGGATACTGCCTGGCCTGCATCCAAATTCATTGCTGCCTGTACTTCTCCGGGCTGATCGATTTTCATTCTGCTCCCCCTTGCTTTCCTTGGATTTGCCATTGGAATATCCCTCCAGATAATTTGCCGTTACGAAATCTGCGGCCTGTTGGGGATGGCCATGATGTCGACGAAGGTGTAGGTTACACCGGTGACCGAACTCAGATTGTGAGTCCCGAATACCCAGCCGGTCGTGGTTGCCACGTAGGTGGACGCGCACTTGACTACCAGGTAGCCGAACGGGGTCAGGGTGTCAGGGATCAGAGGGAACTCCGGCGCGTTGGTGAACAGGCCAGAGGCCGGGTCCAGGTTGGTGACCTCACCCTGGCAAACCTTCACGGCTCCGGTGGCATCGAAGCAGGCAACAAACACGCTGCCGCTGTTGGCCGGGACGGGACGAAACGCCAGCGCATTGGCGCCGTCAGTCGTCGGAGTCGCGCCGTTGGTAATGGCGGTTTTAGAATAAGCCTTTCCGTTGATACAGAAAGGAACGGTTGCCGTGGTGCTGATGGTGGTGGTGGTGCCCGCTGTAAAGCCTGCAGCGACCATCGCCAGGTTAAGGCCACGCATATCAATGGGGTTCATACGTTGCTCCTTTTATCGTATCGTTCGGCGCAGCGCCGGTTAGTAGAGTGCCGTGGGGTTGAATGCTCCGACCACCGAGACGTAGATGGTATTCGGGATAACCGTGCCATCATCAAGCGCCGTGGTGCCACCGACAAAGTTGCCGGTACCGGTCGGGTTGATGATCACGTATCCGATCAGCGTCTTGCCGGCGGGCGGATTCGGAAACTTCACCACGTCGATGGTGGCGCCCTCGGTACCCATTGCCGATACCATGTCGGTAGCGGTCAGGGACGTGCCGGACTTGTTGGCGTAGAAGCAGAACACGTTGAACTTTGCGTTGGTGACGGTGCCGGCCAGCGCGGGCATGTCGGTACCAGCTGCGATGGTGACGTGGTAGCCCTTCACGATGCCGTAGGCGATGGCCGCTCCGGACTTCGGGACGTACTTGCCGGTAGTGGCGGTAATGACGAGTCCTGAGGTTGTCAGCATCTGGCAACTGGCCTCGTCGTAAAGTCCCTTGAGGGCGTTATACAGCACCAAACTGTCACGCTTATCGCTGAACGCTCCGAGGACGGAGGTTAATTTGTCCATGTCATTCTCCTGCGGTATGAGGGGCCGAAGCCCCCCATCCAGGTCAAGGTTAGTCGGTCAGGACGGAAGCACCGACTTCGGCAACTGCCATGTGCAGGGAGTTGAGCAGTACGGCGTTGAAGTAGCAGGAAGCGCCCACGTATCCGCGCTGGCCGGTCGGATCGTTCTTGTCGATCTGGCCAGGCTTCAGGTCGTACACGTCGATGGCCTTGGTCCCGCGCAGCGCGGTATCGCCCCAGGCGTCGCGGCCGGCGACTACCATCTGGTAGACGTCGATGTTGACGGTACTGGTGGAAATAAGCCCGGTGGCGCCGACTGCCGCGCCGGAGTCCTGGACGCATACCAGTTCGGGCGAGGCGATGAACCGGAACTCTTCGCAGCAACCGAACTCGTAGGGCGAGACGGTCTGCTGGGTTCCGTAGTAGGCGACGTGGACGAAGCCGGGGATGTCGCGCACGTCGGGCTTCAGGTCGGTGTGGATAAAGACGAAGTATCCGGCCGCTACGGCGCTGGTGCCGTACTTGGGCGATGCGGACAGGATCTCGGTCACCTTATCGGTGTGCTGGATGTCCAGTCCCTTGGTGATCTTCCTGAGCAACTTCAGGGTGACCTTGCCGTTGACGGTACCTCGGGTAGTACCGGACCCTCCGTAGTACTTGTTGGTGCAAGCCTTGATCACGCCGAAGCGGACCAGTTCGCGGACCAGGGCAAGGCGCTCGCCGGTTTGCATTTTCATGGCACCCGGCACGTCGTCTTCGTAGAGGTCGGCGGTGCGCTTGGTGTAGCCGAACAGGACGGTGTACTCGTTGAGCGTAACCGTGATATCCTGTGGGGTCAGTGTCTCGGCGTTGGGCGTGGTGCCCTCGCTGGAGAGGTACTGGTTGGCCAGGGCCGCAGTACGGTCACCGGTGCCGTCAGCAAAAAAGGTGTTCGGGCTGGTGGTGGTTGCATTGACCGGGAGCCAACGACGGTAGATCACGGTGTCGCCGCTGTTCTTGGTGATGGGCCGAGTGTCACCGATCAGACCCAGGACTTCGCGGGGGATCGCGTGGGTGAGGATTTCGCCTTTCAGCTTGCCGATTCGCTGGGCGGGGGTAAGCATGGACTGCAATGCCATGGTAGGCTCCTTTTACTTTTTAGTGGTCGATCTGGTTACTTCATGCCGCGCTTGCCGTAGGACTCAAGCATTGCGGCCTCTTCGTCGTCGTCGCCGGAGGTCGATGTGTTCGTCCGGGGCACGCCTTTGGGAGTGATCGCACTGCTGAGCCGCTGTTTCTTGGCGTCTGCTTCTGCTGCCTTCTTTTGTTCTGCCGCCTTCCAGGTTTTGAAATCGGTGATTTTCCCGGAGATGTAATCGGCATCCCAGCTGGTATCCAGGATTGCTGAGTCTTCGGGCTTGAGTACTCCGGTTTTCCATGCTGCGAATTCCGGGCTATTGACGACCTGCTGCCAGTCCCGATGATCGCGGGTAAGCAGACGGACCTCAATCTTCCGGTCACCGTCTTCGGCGGTAGGTGCTGCCGTCTGGACCGGTGCCACTACCTGCTGCTGTTCGGCTACGGGTTCAGCCCCTTCGAACAACATTTCAGCCAGTTCGGGGAAGTCGGCCTTCAGCCGCTCCCTTGCAGCCGGGGATATGCCGCTCGACTGCGTTTTCATGGAGTCGATTTTTTGCTGCAGTTCGCCCACCTTGCCAAACACCTTGTCGCGCAGTTTCGCCTGCTCGGATTTGCCCGCCTCGATGATGGCCAGAAGGTCAGCAATCGTGGGCTCTTTGGCCGACTCGGCTTCTGCTGCTGCGGGTTCGGCAGCTGCTTCCTGCTGGGTCCCTTGACCTGCCTCGGGTTTAACCTCAGCGCCTTCGCTCCCCTCTGCCGGCGCTTGGTCGGTAGGTTCTTCGAAAGTCGCGCTGAATGCGGCCTCTTCCTCTGCCAGTTCTTCAGGGGTTTGCTGTTCGTTTTCTGCCATGGTGTTCCTCCTGCGGCCTTCCGGTCGCTAAGTTATATCTGGGTCGGTGACGGCCCACGTAAGTACTTCCTTAAAAGATGCTATTTGACCGCGGACCTTGGCCGTCGCTTGGGCGTCCAGGTTACCGTCGTTGTTGCTTCGCAGTTCGGCCAAGCGCTCAGTTGCTTCGCGCTCGATCCGCTTCCAAAGGGCTGATTCCCTTTCTATGAGGCTGAGCGTGATCATTCGAACCTCAGCACGTAAACCGCATGCGTGTAAACCGTCGTCAGGTTATCCACCAGCGCGCAAAGGCTTTCGCTGTCCTGCGCGATCAGATCC